GCGAGCGTCGGCCCTGATCCACTACCTTGAGGACTTCCTTGTGGAGATGGACCGGCGCGGCTACGACATGACGGAACTCTACGTCCTGCCGGAGCAACTGGAGATGCTGGCGGGGGCCGCCGACCGGGGATCGTCCCGCGTCGTGCGGGACGGGGAGGCATTGATGCTGAACGGGGTGCGGCTGTGCTCCTTGCCTTCCTGATCTTCCTTTGCTGGTACTTCGGACTGCCGGTGTGGGCGTGGGTATCCGCTGCATCCAGAGAAGTTGACGTATCAACAGGCTTTATGGATACGCCGTATCAATGCCGCGACTAAGGAGAAATGACATGAGCGTAGTTCATACTGGAGTAACGGATATTCTGTGCTCTTATTGCGGAAGGCCAATCGTGGGCGGTCCTTTCGTAACAGGCAATGCCGGAATGTACCATCCAGAATGCACGCAATCTCCTTTTACAAAGCCGATGCTTGGTGGACAGTCGGCAGAGATGGAGAGAAGGGTAGCGGAGCTTGAGCGACAGATCGAGCGCATGAAGCCGGTGGTGGATGCCGCTGTTAAGTGGATGAACGACCGAGTCACGCAGACAGTCGATCATTATGCGAATGAGTCCCTTGATCGCGTGGTGCGCGAATACCAGAAGGAGGAATGACATGAGCGAAGCGAAGCGTAGCGAGTCGGCCTTGACTGACGGGTTAGAGCGCGTTTGCCCTCGTAAGAAGTGTGGTGAATACAACGTGTTGAAATGCGTGAGGCAGGACGGACATACAGGGGATTGTTGTTTTGTGGGTGACCATGAAAACGACTACCCATGGAACAAGGCTAAGAAGCGCCCTAACAGGCATTGAAGGAGGAATGACATGAAAGAGATGGGCAAGCCATGATCCGGTTCACGCGCAAAGACAAGAGGGTGAAGTGCGAAGTCAGTTGCGACATCCCGAACTGCGATGGATATACATTTCACTTCTATTTCAACTGCAAAGACGATGTGTATGCCGGTCTGCTGGCAGATCGGTTCCACAAGGAAATGCGGGAGAAGCTGAAAGCCATCCACCAGTCCGCCTATGAGGCGGGCTATGCGGCTGGCCGCGGCAAGAAAACCAAGCGTACCTACTTCGATTGGGGGTGGAGAGTATGAACAAGCATCGACAGATGATGTATGACGACCTGTTTTTTTCCGGTATCGGGATAATCGTCTCGATCGTCATGATGACCGACCGCAATCTGGATGCGTTCGGGGTCGGTTCCGCCATCCTGATCTTCTGCCTCATCTGGTTCGGCGTGCGCCTCTATCACTTCATCCACCGCGACACGTTTTTCCCGGACGAATGAAGATGACCGTCCGGGATGCCGTGGTTGCCATACTTGCCGTCGCAATAACATGGACGGCGACAGGGTTTCATGTTGTACCGACCGCAAACATGGTCTTGTTCAACCTACTCACTGGAGGAATGCAATGAAGAAGCTGATTGTCGTGCTCATGATGATGTTTACCACCACCCTTGCGTTCGCGCACGGTGGCGGCTGTCGCAAGGATTCTCTCCCCGGACAGTGCTGCCATGTCGATAGCCGTACCGGGTTCATTCACTGTCACTAGGTCTTGTAGTAGTGCGTTGCTCTGCCGTCTGGGCGAAAACCGAGCGGTCATACACGCACTAGCAAGTGGGAAGAAGGGCGGCTGTTGGAAACAAAGGCGATGGCTTAACGCGAAAGCAAGCCTGTCCAGTCGGGAAGTGCCGAACCAGACTAACGAGGCCAGCCGCCCCGAATCTCACAAGGAGAATGACCCATGTTATTGATACTGGCATTGGTAATGCTTGGCCTAGATCAACCCGTCATGGCGTGGATGTTCTTCATCTGGTGGATGGTTTTCGACTAAGGAGGAATGACATGAGCCACATCGCAATAATCAGTGCTGACGGTAAAACTTGCTCCATTGGAGATAAGACGTTTCGGATCGTTGATTTGGAAACATTTGTCGATCTGTATATGAAAGATGAGCGCATCGCGGAACTTGAGCGCCAGATCGAGCGCATGAAGCCGGTGGTGGAGGCTGCGATTGCGTGGAGAAAACGAGTGGCGTTTAAATTGTGCGTCGCCGACGAACTCTTCTTAAAAGATGCCGTTCGCAAATATCAGGAGGAATGACATGAGCGACACGCCGAGGACGGACAAATGATTTCGGTAGTTAGCTACGGGGCTGGAACTAACAGCACAGCGATGCTGGTTGGGCTGTTTGAGCGTGGTGAGCGCCCTGATTATATATTGTTTGCCGATACTGGAGGGGAGAGGCCAGAAACTTACCAGCATATAACGATAGTTAGTGGGTGGTGTGAGCAAATTGGGTTTCCGTCTATAACTACAGTGAAACAACCATTGACGCTAGAATTTGATTGCATCAATCGCAAGGCTCTGCCGGGAATAGCTTATGGTTTTAAGAGTTGTTCTGATCGGTTCAAGGTTCAACCGCAGAAAAAATTTCTACGTCAACTTGGTATAACAGATTATCAATTCTGGGTTGGAATAGATGCCGGAGAACTTCACAGAAAAAGGTATGATGGTGTTAGATACCCGTTAGTAGAGTGGGATTGGGGCCGCGAAGAATGTATTGAGGCGATATCCCGCGCAGGACTTCCGCAGCCCGGAAAGAGCGCCTGTTTCTTTTGCCCAAGTAGTAAGCCAAGAGAGATTCTTGAATTAAAGCGGAAGCACCCGGACCTGTTGGCTAGGGCATTGGCTATGGAGGCAAACGCAGACCTTGCAACAATTAAGGGATTGGGCAGGTCGTGGTCTTGGGCAGAAGTTGTAAAGTATGACGATTCGCAGATAGATATGTTTGGGCATTCAATGGAAATTCCGTGTGGGTGTTATGACGGTGAATCTGAATGAGTGACACACCGAGGACGGGCTTGGGTATATGGAATGATCACGATTGAATACAAGAAGGAGGAATGACATGAAGGAGTTATGGGGGAGATTTCTTCCGTTCATTGGTGGCGCAGCCGGCCTATTTGCGTCATTTTTTCTTGCTGTGATTGCTCTAGTATTGTTCGCGCCGCGAGAATCCGATCGAAGGATCAACTCAATGGATTGCTGGTTGCTGGAAGACGGATTCGTGGCGCAAGAGGGATGGAAGATCGCTCACCTTGCCGATCGTGGCGTGAGGGATGTCGAGCTTTCCCTGAAACCTGACACGGTTATCTGTTACCCGGTAGATAAAGACGGATTGCCGTCGAAACATGGGTACAAGATGAGATTCTGGTACAGGAGAGAAAAATGACATTCGATCAGTATCTGGTGGCTCTCGGCCTGCAAAAGCAGGAACTGGCCGCACGCCTTGGGATTTCCAAGGAACAAGTCTCTCGATGGAAAGACAAGCCCCCCGCCTACGCAATCGCGTACATGGAATGTATGCTTAAATTGAAGAAAGCGAGGAAGGCGAAATGAGCGCATGGTCATGGTGGTACAAGCTGGCGGCGAAGATCACTTTCATGGATACCCGCCCGGAGAATGTCTATCCGATCATCTCTATCACATACGGTTGCGGGACGCGGGAGAAGCCTGATTTCTCCAACCTGATCGTTGCCTTCGGGCGCGAGCGCACGCAGTCGCTCTACTACAACGGAATTTTCTTCTTCCGGTTCATGCTGGTGAAACACTGGTTCCCGTTCTATCTGGGATGGTCGATCCGGTGGTCCGGTAGCACCACGAAAAAGGCATTCTTGCAGACCCATATCGGTCCGCGCCTGTCTGGACAGTTTGCCATCACGTTGCGTATCCAGTCGGATGAGAGTGCCGTCATCTCCAATACCGGCGACCCGACCCGCAACAACTATGGTCATGGTTTCGGTTGGGAATGTGGTACAAAATGACTGAAAGGTGTCTCGGCTTGTTGTTGGGGCTTGCCATCTTTGGCGTTGCCATGCTTCTCTATGTGAGAGGCATCATCCGTGATATACGGGAGGATAAGGAGCAAGGCGATCCGCAACGCCGCGATGGGCGAGGCGTGTAGCGTATGTGAGTTGCACGACGAGACAATTGTATTCGCGCACCTGAATCACTCATGGGCCGGCAAGGGCGTCCACCAGAAAGCGGACGACATTGCCGGCTTTTTTGCGTGCCACAAGTGCCACGACATCTACGACCGCAGGCGACCGGGGCGGATAGAGGATTGGGAACTCATGCGAGCCATGTACCGGACATGGCGCCGGCTAATCGAGAAAGGAGTCATCAAGATTGTCGATTTTGACTGCGACCCTGAATAGCCTGCATCCCGGCGTCGTCTCGGAACACAGGTTCCACGACAAACGACGCTGGCGATTCGATTATGCGTGGATCGATTTGAAGGTGGCTTTCGAGGTCGAGGGTGGTGTCTATAAGGGCGGCCGTCATACATCGATCAAGGGCTTCACGTCGGACTGTGAAAAATACTCCACTGCGGCTATTCTTGGGTGGATGGTCATTCGTGCAACGACCGCGATGGTCCGGGACGGGACCGCATACGAGCTACTGGAGCAAGCGATATGGCAGAGGAAAAACGACCGCGCAGAGTACGCTATCCCGAAGACTACGGGCGAAAGGTAGATACTGTCGCCCCCCCGACCGATACCGTCGAAACCCTGCGACGACACCGCGAAAGCATGGAATCAGGGGACGCCGAGTCGCTGCATCCGACCGTGGAGAATATTCCGGCGAAAGACAGGCCGCACGGCTCCGGGAAATTCACGATGGAAGAAATCAAGAAAGGCTATCGTTGTCTCAAATAGGAGTACAGACATGGCAAGACTAAGGAACCTCCGATCATTTTTCCCGAATCTCCCGGACGCATCCGCTCCAACTCCAGCGGCGCCGGAACCATCACGGATGGGAATCCGTGACATATTGAGCCGCGTGACGCGAGGGGCGAAGCCGGTCAGCGATGTCTCCACGATGCCGGTGAGTACTCCGCGAGTCAGCATCTACGACGCATTGTCCGGACTTCCCACCAATCCGTTCATGCCGCACGGCTCCGGGAAATTCACGTCAGCGGAAGTCAAGAAGGGATATCGCAAGCTGAAATGAGCGAACTTTCCGAGCGCGAGTTGCACGAAAGGGCACTTGCGCTATCGCAGGAACTCATCCAGCGTCGGCAAGACGATCCCCTTCTAGGCTACGAGCCGACGAAGAAGCAGCAGCCTTTTGTCGATTCGATACTGGAAGGAAAAACCCGATTCGCCGGGTTTTTCGGAGCCAACCGTTCCGGCAAGTCAGACATCGGCGCGTACATCGGCGCCAACCTGTCCCGGTTTGGTCCAAAGGACGCCAAGGCACTCCCGCACGAAGGAGCGACCATACAGGTGCGCGACCGTGCCACGTCCGGGTGGGTGGTGTCTCTGGACAAGAACGTGTCCCGCGATGTCATCGAGCCAAAATACTTCGATAACGGGTTTGTCCCTCCCGGCGCGAGAAACCCGTTCATCCCGAAGCGGGAAATAAAGGAATGGCGCCAGCAGGATCGAATCCTGAAACTCAAGAACGGCTCGATCATCGGATTCAAGTCATGCGATGCCGGCGAGGAAAAGATACAAGGCGCCGGCAAGGACTGGATTCACTTCGATGAGGAACCGCCCAAGCCGGTATTTGAGGAAGCCACCATCCGCGTCGAGGCAGGGCGACCGCTACGCATCTTCATGACCTGCACGCTCCTGCCGCCGATCGGTCAGGTGGGTGGCGTGTCGTGGATTTACCCCGAAATCATCAAGCCGTTTCAAGAGGGCAAGCGCAAGGATGTCATGCTGTTCGGCGCGTCGATCTATGACAACCCGTACATTGGACAGGCCGAGATTCGCGCACTGGAAGCCCTGTACCCGGAAGGATCGCCGGGAAGACGTATCCGACTCAATGGCGAGTGGCTGCCGGGTATCGGTGGTGCGCGTACCTACTCGGCATTCCAAAGCAAGGTCCATGTCCGCAAGCAACCCGATCCCCACCCACGTCGGCCACTGGCTTTTGTCTGGGATTTCAACGTGGAGCCGCTGATTACGCTTGTCGGTCAGCGTGACGGGGACTTGCACCGGGTAATGCGCGAGCTAGTGCTGGAAGAAGGATCTATCCCGGAGATGTGCCAGTTGTTCTATGAGTTGTACGGGGACCATCACTCGGAAGTGTGGGTTTACGGTGACGCGACCGGACAGGGACGCACCCCGCAGTATTCTGTGTCGGACTACACGGTTATCTTGCAGGAACTGCGCCGCTACGGAATGGCAGTGCGCTTGAAGATTCCGCCGCGGAACCCGCTGGTTCAGGACCGCATCAATGCCATGAATCGCATCTTCAAGAACGAGGAAGGCATGTCGAACATCGAGATAGATGATTCCTGCGTGGAACTCATCTCCGACCTAGAGGAAGTCCTGTTGGACCCGAAGGGCGGCATCAAGAAGTCACACAACAAGAAAGACCCCTACTACCGGCGCACGCATTCATCGGATGCCTTGGGTTATTGGGTCACTTACGAGCGACCCGTCAGGCTTATCACCAACCGCAGGGAGGGGGTAACGATCCGAGACGTGAGTTATGCCTTCCGATCCAAGTGAAAAGGTCTTCTGTCGTCGCTGCGGGATCGAGTTGCGCGGCGGGCATCGTCGCATCGGAATTTGCGTTGAATGCGTCTCATCAATCGACTACGCTAAGGTGAAATTACCTTCACCGACCTACCTGAATGGAAGACACAGCAGAAACAACGGATCAGACGACAGCAGTAGCTGACGCAATGGTGGTCCAGCAGGTCATCGCGTTCGCCGCTGAATCGAACGAGGCGAAGCGCGAGCGCATGCGGTTGAACAGGGAGAATACCCGCGCTTTCAACGGACAGCAGGATTGGTCGCACAAGATCGAGGGGCAATCCAAGGAATTCCTGCCGAAGACGGCCCAGACGGTCGAGCAGTTTTCGGCATTCATCAAGAAGGGTCTGACGCAGTTCGGTGACTGGTTCACGGTCGATATCCCGCCCGGTCTTCCGTTGAGCGCACAGAGCGTCCGGGAAATCATCAAGCTATTCCTGAACAACCTGCCGGATGAGACATCCGTGACGGACTTCTCTACCCGTCTCGGTGACGGCACGAAGGTCGGACTACTTGAGTCCGCCATGATCTTCAAGGTCCACGGCTACCACACCGAGAAACGTGCCTACAAGGTCGAGGACGGAAAGCTCAAGATCACCAAGATCGAGCCGTGGAACCTGCAAATAGACCTGATTCCGCCCAATGACTACGAATGCGACCCATCCGGCAAGGGTTTGTACGAGATTCATTACGTCGAGCGCGATATCTGGCAACTCGATCAGATGTCAGATGAGCACGGCGGACCATACCGCAAGGAAGTGCTGGACCTGATAAAGCAGGACTACGCCAAGTCGGACGATGACAAGCACGAAAACCAGAAGCAGCAGGTTGCCAACGTCAACCCGGCGCAGAATCGCAAGCGTGTCGTCCTAAAGGAATTCTGGGGCAGCCTGTTGAAGCCGGATGGTTCGGTGTGGATGGATCGAGTCCTTTGTACTGTCGCCAATGACAAGTACCTGATCCGCAAGCCGACCCCGTTCCCGTACTGGCACCAAGAATCGTGTTTCGTGAAGATATCGATCATGCGCGTGCCGTTCACCGTATGGCACCGCGCCTTGTACGATCACGTCGTCCCGCTCAATCATGCCCTGAACGAGTTGTTCAATCTCATGCTGGACGGTGGCATTGCGTCCGTCTGGGGGATCAAGCAGGTCCGCATGGACTGGCTGGAAGACCCGCGCCAGATATCCGGGGGTATCCCGCAGGGCAAGACGCTGGTGGTGAAGCCCGACATGCCGGAAGGCATGAAAGTCGTGGAGAATGTTTCGGAGGGCGAGATTCCGCAGGATGCTATGGCAATGTTCGGCCTGTTGGACCGTGAAATGAATGCCGCGGCGATGACCAATGACATCAAGCTCGGAAATCTCCCGCAGAAGCAGACCAAGGCGACGGAAATTGTCGAATCGTCACAGTCGATCAACGTCCTGATGGATTCGATCGTGACATCGATCGAGCGCGGCGTCGAGAATATCCTACGCAAAGCCTTCCTGACTATCCTGCAAAACCTGAACGACGTGAATGCCGCCGACTTGCAGTCGGTATTGCCGTCGCAAGAATTGCTGGCATTGGCACGCATGACGCCGGCAGAGCGTTTCGCCACGTTTGCCAACAACGCGACCGTTCAGGTGCATGGATTGTCCACCACACTCGCCCGCGCACGGGACTTCCCGAAGATCATGGCGCTCTTGCAGGTCGCCCAGACAAGCCCGCTACTCGGCCCGGTCATGATGCAGAAGATGTCCGGCACGAAGTTGTGGGACTTCCTTGTGAAAGCCATGAACCTGAATCCGCTCAAGTTTGAGATGGATGAGGAAGAAAAGGCGCAGGTTCCGCAGCGCATGGCAATGTTTGAGCAGATGATGGGCATGCAAAACCAGAAGGGTGACGCAGCCGCCAAGACCCCGACCGGGGAGGCCGGCTTGCAGTCGGAAATACACCAAAACCAGATGGGCACCGGGGGACTCTGATGCCATTGACCAAGAAGGGCAACAAGATCATGTCTGCCATGAAGAAGGAATACGGTCCGAAGAAAGGCGAAACTGTCTTCTATGCCAGCCGCAACGCCGGCAAGATCAAGGGCGTGGAAAAGACCGGCATGCGCCATAAGAAGAAGGACAAGGATTCATTCATGAAAGGCTACAAATGAGCAAGAAAACAGAGCAGGAACTTGTCGATGTCGCCACGTGGTTCCACTACCACAAGGGCGACAACATGGATATCGACAAGAAGCTGGAATTCATGACCCGCGCAATGGACCAGATGCTCTGGGTGCTGGCCGGCGCCATTGGCGACATCCAGAAAATCGAGCAGGGCCGGAGGATGATCCCGCGTGATCTTGTGTTAATCAACAAGGGTATCCGGACGGCAACCGGACATTCTTATACCGATTGACATTGACAGATGGCGAAAACGAAACTTAAATCAGGTGAGGAATTCAATGTTTTGAGCGCGGCGCGAGCCGCAGCACTTGAAACAGAGTTCGGAAGATTGTTGCTGGAACGGGAACGCGGAATACTGAACTTGATGGTAACGCACTTCCGGTCTGGCAAGGCAACGCATGAATCTTTGCTTGCCTGTATAGCGCAAATCGCGGAATTGCGTAGAATCCGCGATGAGATGGGCCGCGAGGCCCGTATGGCAATCGAGGAAATGGAGGCTGAAATAGATGGCGATTGATTCAGGCGAGTTGGACGGGAAGAAACCCGCAGCCAAGCCGGAGGAGACACCCACACCGGAACAGACTGCCGAGATAACCATCGGCGGCAAGAAATTCGTCGTCAATCAGCAGATGGCGGAAGCAATCCGCTCGGAGCAGGATAATTTCCAAGGCTCCAACATCCAGTTCCAGAGGGAATTGAAGGAGCGTCTGGATCGTCTGGAAGGACAACTCTCCAAGCCCGCAGCCAAGCCCGCCGACACCACGGACGACAAGGTGGATTTCTGGGAAAACCCGGAAAGATACTTCAAGGCGTTACAGGACAACATCGACAAGCGCATCGAGGAACGTGTTTCCGGCGTGCGCGATGAACTTACCAGTTCCTACCAGCAAGAGAAGAAGCTGGAGCAGTTTTGGATCGATTTCTACAAGGAAAACAAGGACTTGAAGGATGACGATTTCATCGTCAAGTCAGTGTTGCAGCGTGACTACGCTGAACTTTCTACCATCCCGCTGGATCAGGCACAGCAGAAGTTGGCGGCCCGCTCGCGTGATGTTTTATTGAAGTACACCAAGGCAGAAAGCCCAAAACCGGAAGACAAGGTTGTGGTCGAGGGTGGACCTGCCGCCGCCAGCAAGAAACCGGCCAGCGGGACGGATGAACCAAAAATCCTGTCCCTCACCGATATCGTCAAGCAACGCCGCGAAGCCAAGCGCAAGGCGCGTGCAAAGTAATCGTTAAGGAGACAGCAGATGGCACAGCACACTTGGACATTCGATGCCCCCACGGGCACCTACAAGAGTCACGCGATGTCGATGGAGCTACGGATGGCCGCGATCGAGGATGCGGTCTTCATGGAGCACGTCCGCACCGAGCCGGGTTACGGCAAGGGCAAGGGCGATACCATTACCCTGACCCGCGTGGCGAACATCACCGAGCCGACGACTGCGGTGCTCTCGGAGTCCGAGCGCATCCCGGAGGACAGCTTCTCGCTTTCCACCACGTCGATCACGGTGTCGGAACTCGGTCGCGCCGTGCCGTTCACGTCGCTTTCCGACGACCTTTCGGAATTCAACCTTGAGAATCCCATCCAGAAGAAGCTGCGCGAGCAGATGAAGCTGGTGCTGGATACCAAGGCGTCAGCGGCCTTCCAGAATACCCCGATCAAGTACCAGATCACGGGTGCGGCGGCGGGAACCTTCGCCACCAACAGCACGTTTGCCGGTGCCTCCACCGACAACATGAACGTGTACCATCTGGAAGAAATCCACGACTACTTGTACGACACCCTGCAAGCCCCGCCGGCCGAGGGTGACGACTACATCGGTATCTTCCGCACGCTCGCCCTGCGCGGCATCAAGCGTGACCCGGCGTGGGAGGAATGGCACAAGTACACCGACCCGCAGGCGAAGTACAACTCGGAGGTGGGTCGCATGGAGAATATCCGCCTCATCCAGACCAACCATGCCAATGCTCTTGGCAAGGTCGGCACCGGCTCGGTGTTGGGCGAGGGCGTGGTGTTCGGTGACGATGCCGTAGTCATGGCGGAAGCCCTGACCCCGGAACTCCGCGCCGCGATCCCGCAGGACTTCGGACGCAGCAAGGCAGTCGCGTGGTACGGCATTCTGGAGTTCGGTCTGGCCTTCGGTACGTCGGCCAATGCCGGAGAGGCCCGCGTCGTCCACGTCGGTTCAACCTAACCATTTAGCCCCTGATGGGGTCAGACTCTTAAAGGAGAGTTCAGATGGCATATCCACAGTCGAAGTATCAGGTCATGATGACCACTTCGGGCGTAAGCTGCACCACGTCCGGCGACAAGGCGGAATGGCATTGCGGCGTCGTGCCGCATATCATCCGTCGTTGCGGCATCATCTACACCGTGTCGGGCGCCACCCCTTCGGGTTTGGCGGTTATCTTCAACCACCTGAATCTTGCCAGCGGCAGCACGGCGAGCGCACTGGACACGATCTACGGCACCAGTTCGGACATCGTGGGCAACGTGGTCCTCAGTGCGGAACTCAATGTCCAGATCGATCCGGGCGAGAAGGTTGTCTTCAACAACTCGCAGATCGTCTCTGGCGCCTGCCACGTCGTCCCGGTCATCTGGGTCGAGCCGAAGTGGGAAGTTCCCGGCAACATCACCAACATGCGGGTGACGACCTAACTAGGAGGCAGTCATGGCACTGACAGCAACTGATTGGACTGTCTCCGTTCAGGACAAGGCGAGTCCGGGCGGCACCAAGAAGAAGCACCACCGTTGCAAGCTGACCCTTGCGACGGCTGGTAGCTACCCATCCAACGGCATCCCCATCCCTGCCGCGTCAGCGTTGGGGATGGTCAGCCGGGTGGACTACGTGGTTCCGTTCGACAGCTACGCAGCCGCGGCATCGTATGTCGTCAAGTACGATCAGGCGAACAAGACGATGCGCGTGTACACCACGACTGCATCGACTGGCACCGCTCTGACCGAAGTAGCCACGACGGTCACGGTCGGCGCGGGTGGCGCCTTCATCATGTACGTGGATGCGGTAGGCTGGTGAACGGATGGAAAAAAATAATCCGTTGGCTACGCGACCGTCTTCGGTCGCTATTGTCGCGTTGGGGCCGAGCAACCACGACTACATCGCAGCGTCGTGCTCGAAAAAGGACTTCCTCTCGGTAGAGGAAGTCTGGTTAGTCAACTCGGCTACCAATGCGATCCGGGGCGACAAGGTATTCATCCTTGACGACCTGAAAAAACTTGAGAAACGGTTTCCCGTTTGGGCGGCGAATCTCAAGAATTCAAAGACGCCTATCATCACGTCATACGCCTATGACGATTACCCGTCATCGGTGGCATACCCGATCAAGGAAGTTTGCGACCACTTTCAGGATGACTACCTGACGACATCGGTGGCGTACATGGTCGCGTATGCGATCTACATCAATGTGCGCGAGCTTTACCTGTTCGGATGCGACTACTGGTATCCGGGCAGCAAGGCAGTCGAGCCGGGTATGGAGTGCGTGACCTACTACTTGGGGATCGCCCGCGAGCGCGGAATTAACTTCCGCATCCCGCAGAATTCGACCCTCATGGACGCGCACATGACGAAGTTCACGGCAGACGGCAAGCGCAAGCGTCCCCTCTACGGATTCGACTACAATCCGGGAGAGGCGCAGGCGCGTGTCGCGGCCGGCAACGGGACGGAACTGGACAAGATGGTGGCCCACAAAGCCCCATCCCATTTACCGACAGCCAAACCAGACGGCAAGGATACGAGCAAAAAGGCTCTTAAACCTGCCGACAAGAAACCGGAGGAACCAGCGAATGTCATTCACGCTCAAGGTGCATGAGTACGGGAAGATTCCCAACTCTCCCTTCATGAAGATTGTCCGGGCGCGTCACTATCTCCGGATATCGTCTGACGGGAATGCGCCGATCTACCTGCAAGACGGCAAGTTTTGGTCGGAGGGCGGGCAACCGCTGGCGGCCGACACGTTGCCGGGATGGTTTTGGGAACAGGTGGACAAGGTGAGTGACGATGCGTTGCGTTCCGTGCGATTCGATCGAAAGACGATGCGAATCAATACGAAAGAACCGATTGCCCAGAGACGCCGCGGCCGGCGACCGAAGCAAGCGGCTGTGACGGAGGAAACGGAGCATGGCAACGATTGATCCTTCTGGTACGTGGATCGCCAAGGGCGTACACCAAACGACGTGGAGCGCACTTACCGGGTCTGGTGACACGGTAAATGCGTCATCCGTCGCCCATCTTCCCGACAAGAGCGTGCTGGTACGCGGCACCTTCGCGTCAGCGACCATCACGATGGTCGGATCGAACGACGCAACCGCCACCGGCACCTACACGGCACTGAATGACCCGCAGGGTAACGCCCTGACATTCACAGCCGACAAGATCGAGCAGATTCTGGAAAATCCCCGCTGGATCAAGCC